AGACCAGTTGGGCCTGACATTGGCTGTACGCCACATACGTCATATGCCATTAGGTTAGGCATTGCACGGCGTACTAGAGAAATCAAAACTGGATCCCAGTTAGATACACCAGCGCCAGTTGCGTTAGTTGGAGTTTCAGTCAAAAAACCTTGAGAAGCAGAACGCTCTTCCATCATTGCTTTTTCTTGGTTTTCTAGGATAGCAGCAGTAACTGCTTTACGGTGATGATCAGTGATCTTACCAGCTGACTCTTCGTTGAGTACTGGAGACCATTTTTCAATCAATGTATCGTATGAATTGTTCATTTTTTAGATTCCTTATTTCTTAGAGGTTTTTCTTAGAGCAGAGATGTAACCTTCCATCATGGAGGATACTTCAACTTCTTCTTCAGCGTCTTCAGCGACTACTGATTCATCGATTTGCTCAGGGATTTCTTTTGAGAAGTATGACTCTTTAACAGTAGTTACTTTTGCAGTGAATGACTCTTCACTTTCAAAATCAACTGTTTCAAGAAGGCCTTTTAACTTCTCCGCTTGAGTGTCTGCTAGGTCACGAGAAGCTTCAGCGATGATTGACTCACGCTTGTAAGTTTCTAGTTCTTCAGCAAGTGAAATTGCGTCACCAGTAGTAGTGTTTAGTTTTTCTTCTAACTCGTCTACCTGTGATGCTAGTTCGTCAACTAGGTCTACCTTAGACTCTGGAACGTCAATGTAAGACTCTACGAATAGGTCTTTCATCTTGTCCATGAACCCTTCAGCGATTTCGGTACGAAGACCGGAGTGGATCGCTAACTTGTTCTCTTCCATCCAAGATTCAACTACATAGTTTAGGTAAGAATCGACTTTACCGACTAGGTCAGTTTTAATCGTTTCGACTTCTTCAGCAAGTTCTTCAGTGTATTGCTCTTCAAGACGTGTAACTTCTTCGGACAACTTAGTTTTAACAGCTGCTTCGAAAATTACTGATGTCTTCTCTTTGAACTCTTCCGATAGAGTTGCTTCGCCTTCAACGATAGCTGCAAGTTCAGACTGAGTGTCAGTCTCTTCCGCAATTACGTCTTCTAGGTCAGTACCTTCCATCATTTTAGAATAGGCTGCCGTTAGGTCGCCCTTTTTCATTTTATTTAAGGACTGGTACATCGCATTGATCATACCTGCCTTAGTTTTCGGTAATGAAGCTTTAGAAGTTGCGTTAGCTGCTTTGTCTACTGATGCGATTGACTCTGGCTCTGATACTGGTTGAGCGTCAGTCTTCGCACCCTTAGCTGCAGGAGCTTGTGCTTCTTCGAGAGTTTCCTCCACGATTTCGTTAACATCTGTATCGCGGATTTCAGCTTCGACTTCTTTATTAAGATCAGTCATAGATGACTCCTTATAGTTTAGATTTGATTAACGAGAGGAAATTCTTGAATTCCCGAATTTGCACTTCTGGTCGAATTGCTATCGGTGCTTGCTTGATTTCAGTCTCTATCTCTTCAATGACTTGAGGTTGCAGAATTCCGTTATTCCATACCCAGTCAACACCTTCCATAATCCCATTAACGAAAGCTTCAGGTGCGCTTGGATCCTGTACAATATCTACAGTATTAAGAATAAAGTCTTCTTTGACGTACATAATGCCGCCTTTGCTCTCAAGACTTCCCATACCACGAGTTGACACGCCTAATTGGACACCACCTTCTAAGAGACCTTTTACGATCTTTCCCATAGGAGTGTCTAAAATTTGTGCCTTTCCGACCACATCATTGCCTTCTAATTTAAGGTCAGTGATGAGATGCGAAACTTTGTCCAAGTTAACTGTAGGGCCTTCAGGGTGATTCAACTCACCTACAGCACGCTTCTTGCTAACTTGGTCTTCAACGTACTTATTTACCGCAGACTCCATAATGGCCTTCGGGTAAATTCGTCCGTTTCTATTCTTTTTGTCTGCTTGCGCAAATACACCTTCAATAACGTAACTCTTCTCACCATTATCTTTAGCTTCTACGATGCACTGTACATCGTTCTCTACGTATTCGCTAATCAGTTTCATTTTATTTACCTAAGTCTTTGAGGACTTGTTTCGCGGTTGATTCCGCTTCTTTCTGTGACTTAAACGTGTCAACAGAATCACCATCAATAGATAGGTGAAATCCCTTGGCAGTTTTTGTGATAACTACAGGGTATTTAGACATCTTCTTATTGAAGACAATCTTGTCTTTTGATTCCCGTAAATGTTTAAATGTTTTCACAATTAGTCCTCGTTTAGGAGTATTTATACAAAAAAATATTTATAGTGAATATTTATTCAACTTCGGTCGTAAATTCCTCTTCTTCGACCGCATTGTCCAATATAGCATCTACTTCTTCGTCTTCCATTTCCATCTCAACTGGTTCTACACCGTTGAACATATGGTCTGCGACAGCTACTTTTTCTGCATCCAGAGACTGTTGTACTTTGTCTCCCAAGATATCTTTAAATAATTCCTCTGCACTGTTGAAGTTGCCGCCCTGTAGAGCATTAACTAGGTCTAGTGTAGGGTTTGTTTCCAATTCTAAATCACTCATTATTAAACTTCCTCTTCTTCGTCTCCGCCCTGAGCATTCTCGGCTTCAACTTGTTTAGACATGTCTTCGATGTCTTCATCATCAAACATCATTACGTTTTTCATTACCCACTCACGTGAGAAATATTCACCAACATAAGCAGAGATTTGATCCATAGTCTGCAAACGTTCACGCAGAAGCTCTGCGTCTTTCATTTCAGTAAAGTGATTGTCTCTACTGAAGTCTATTTGGATATCTGACTTCCAAGACTCCCAGTCCAGTTCGGTACAAACGCCTTTAAGAAGTAGTTGCTTCTTCAGGATACCAATGAACAGGTGGGCAAACTTTTTACGTAGACGGTCAATGAACTTTTGGAACTTGACTTCGTCACGGTTGATCTCAGTGGTTCTTCCTAGAGAGAACTGAGACTCTTGCTCCAAACGGTTCAATGGGACATTCAATGAACGATATAACTTCTTTTGGAAATAAATGATATCGTCAATCTGTCCTAGGTTTTCTCCGCCTGGCAAGGTACTTATCTCTGTGCCACGTCCGCCTTCTCGGCGAGGTAACCAGAAGTCCTCTAGCATAGACATATGTTTGCGGTCATCTTTGATTTCACCGCTGTTTGCGTCATAGACGATCTTATTGCGGTAACGAGACATGATATCTTTCAGGTGCTGTTCTGCCTTACCCTTCGGTAAGTTACCCACATCAATATAGAAGATACGGCGTTCAGGTGCACGTGCCATACGATAGATGACAAGAGAGTCTTCCATCATACGTAACTGATTAACTGGTTTCATTGCCTTCTGTAGATAGGACAGTACACGCTTCTTACTGGTATCTAAGAGACCTGAAGTGACATACGAAACAGAATCTGGTGACAGCTTAATACCGTTATTCGCACCAGCGCGTTCTTGATAGACATAAAAGTCGTTAGTCTTGTCAACAACCTTTGCACCTGTCTTGGGATCCTTTTTGTATTGCACTTCTTTTACTTTACGAATCTTGGTCGCGTCAACAGGCCGGCATTCTAAGATGCCTGCTTTGAGGTTGGATTCGTTAACTACTAGATGATGATATATTCTTCCGTCAACATACCATGAACGGAACATGTCATGACCATACTCTTCGAAGTTCAACATAGCGACAACGCCATCGAACTCTTCGGTTATAGTCTTTTTAATTTTGTCAGCAGCGTCAACCTTATCTAAGTTGATACTGATAGAACTTTCTAGCTCAGAGGAAACGATTGACTCGTTGATGATATCTTCGATTGCAGCATCACACTCTGGGTGTTCCGCCATGTTTCGATATTTTTTGATTAACTCTTGGTTATCCTTCGCACCAGTTCCTTCCATATCGACATACTGGCCGAAGTACGAACCGGAGGCAGTAACGTATCCAGCACCATCTTCATCCACTTTAGGGACGATAGAGGTTGCTTTCTCGTTCTCTTGATTTGCCTTCTGAACTCTTTTTAGTTCGAATCCGAACGCTTTAAACAAATTGTTATCTGCCATAATATCCTCTTACTTAATAAAAAAGGGGGTGGAGAACCACCCCCATTCATATACTTATAATACCATTAACTAGTGGTATCTGACTCCCAATATTGAACTTGGAATTCTACTGTATACTCTTCGATAGCGTCATTGCTTTCGTAACTTACATCGATTGCCGCAACATTTGTTGGGAAACAACCACGGAAGTTGTACGTCTTCAATACCGAACCGTCTTTATCTAATTGATCGACAATAAGATCTGCTTGGTAAGCGACAGGGTTAGTGATACCCGTGTTGGCGCTGTGACCATTCATACCGTTCATCCACTTTTCCATGGCGTTACGTGTACCGAAATCAGTATCGTTCAATATAGTAACTGTCCAAGGTTCGAATGTACGATCCCCTGCAAGTTTCAATTGACGACCACGGAACGGAACTTCGATTACCGCCATGATAGATGCTGGTAACTGAGCTGCCTTACATAGGAAAGAGGTTATTTCAACATCTCCACCGGCATATGCAGGGAAGTTAACAGTTGCACGGAATAAATTTGGACG